CTGCACCTTTTAGAAAGTCTATGGCCATGTATAAATACTCCTGTAACTTCTATTTATAAAGATTAGCATGGCGTATAGTGGTAAATACATTCCTAGTAACCCTAAAAAATACAAGGGTAATCCTTCCAAAATTGTGTATCGTTCACTATGGGAACGTAAACTCATGGTCTATTGTGACATGAATGAAAAGGTTCTTGAGTGGGGTTCAGAAGAAATCATCATACCTTATATATCGCCTTGGGATAATAAACTACACAGATACTTTCCAGACTTTTATATGAAAGTTAAACAGGCAAATGGTGGTATAAAAAAGTTTATTATAGAAGTCAAACCAAAGTATCAATGTAAATCTCCACCAGCAAATCCACCAAGAAGAACTAGAAGATGGTTAAATGAAGTAAAAACTTATACAATCAATCAAGCTAAATGGAAATCTGCAAATGAATTTTGTTTAGATAATGGTATGGAATTTAAGATACTAACTGAAGACCATCTGAATATAAAGTATAAATAGTATCATGGAAACTTTTGGAATCACAATCGTATTAATGACACTCTTTACGTTAGGAATGTCTTTAGGACTACTTATGAACAAACCACTTAGAGGTAGTTGTGGTGGATTAAACTGTAGGTGTAAAAATGGCACAAAGTAAGTTTATACAATCAGTTGTAAAGGCTGCAAAAGGTAGACCAAAATCTACAGAGTGGTATCGTGATAAAATAAAAGAATTTGGTAAACCTGGCGCAATGGATTTGATACGAGATGGAAAAAGAAATAATAATCCTTTTTATGGTCGATTAAATATGTTCTTCTATGATCCTAAGTATAAAAAAACACTACCATATTATGATACGTTTCCTTTAGTATTACCATTAGAAAATTATCCAGATGGATTTCTGGGTATCAACTTTCACTATCTACCTATGAAACTAAGATTACAGTTGTTAGATAGAGTTGTTGACTATAGTAACAATACAAAATTTGATGAAAGCACAAGACTTGCAGTTGATTATAGTAAACTAAAAAAGATTAATCTAATTAAACCAGCACTCAAACGATATCTTGCTGGTAGAGTTAAAACACAGTTTCGTAGAATAGATGCAGATGAATTTACAGTTGCAGTTTTATTACCAATTGCAAGATGGAAAAAAGCATCAGCATCAGAAGTCTACAAAGATAGTAGGAGCATGATATAATGTCTAAATTTAATCTTGGTGGATTAGTAGATGCAGTAGCATATGGTTCTTTAAATGAGATACTTGGTTTAGGTCGTAGTAAAGATGGTGTATCAAGACCTAATAGATATGAAGTAACATTACTTCCACCTACTGGAAGTGCTGGTACTGGAACATCAAAAAACACAAACATATTTTCAAAAATAATGGGTGAATTTTTAGGAGATGGTACTGTTCGTGCAACTGGACTTAGATGTGAAAATATTTCTTTACCAGGCAGAAATTTAGATACAACTCCAGACTCTAATGTATATGGGCCTGAAAGAGAAATGGTAAGTGGTTATAGTTTTGGAGATATATCTGCAACTTTTCAATGTTCAACTGATATGAAAGAAAAGAAGTATATTGAAACATGGCAAAGACTTGCATTTAACACACAAACTTGGGCATTAGGATACTACAACGATTATGTTGGAGCTGTCCAGATACACACACTAGATGAACAAGATAATAAAGTATATGGTGTAGAACTTGTTGAAGCATTTCCAAAATCAATCGCTCAACAACAATTACAATATGGTCAAGGTAATGCTTATCAAACAATTGGAGTTACCTTTGCATATAGATATTGGAAAAACTTAACAGACGAGGCAAATGTTAGAAAACCTCTACTTGATAGAATTGCAGAACGTGCTGTGAATACTGTAACAAGAAGAATTACTTCACAAATACCATCAGTATTACGCAGATTATAATATAATAAAGGATGAAATATTATGGCACTACCAAAACTTAATAGTCCAACTTACCAGTTGGAACTACCCTCTACTGGAGAAAAACTAAAGTTTAGACCTTTTCTCATCAAAGAACAAAAAATACTTATGATGGCTCAAGAGTCTGGAGAAGATGTACAACTATTTCAAGCAATGAAAGGTTTAGTTACTGCTTGTACTTTTGGAAAAGTTGATGCAGAAAACTCTCCAGTATTTGATATAGAATATTTGTTTTTACAAATCAGAGCAAAGTCCGTTGGTGAAACAACTACAATTAATATCATATGTCCAGATGATGGAAAAACACAAGTTCCATATGAATTGAATATTGAAGATATTTCTGTAAACATGACAGAAAATCATACTAATATTGTAGAGTTGACTGATGCAATTAAAATTCATTTTAGATATCCTATTTTATCTGATATGGAAGGATTAAAAAGTGGTGCTTCAGAGATGGAAACATTGTTTCATGTCATAAATAACTGTGTACACGAAATACATGATGGTGATGATGTATATCATAGAGTTGATATGTCTGAAAAAGAAATTGATGAGTTTATGGATAGTCTTTCTACAACACAGTTTGAGAGTATTACTGAATTTTTTCAAACTGCACCTAAGTTACGTCATGTGATTAACGTAACTAATCCAAAGACTAAGAAGAAAAATGAGGTAGTTCTGGAGGGCCTCCAAGATTTTTTAGAATAGGACTATCTCACGATAGTCTGTTTAATTATTACAAAACTAACTTTGGTATGATGCAACACCATAAGTATAGTTTGACAGAACTTGATAATATGATGCCGTGGGAAAGAGAAATCTATGTTGGTATGTTGATTGAATATATTAAAGAGGAAGAAGAAAGAATTAAACAAGAGGAAACAAGAAACAAACAACATTAGGGGAGAGCTGATGTCAGAAGTAACAAAAACTGTAGACCCAAAGATTGCAGCAAAAGACACCAATGGTGATGGACATATTTCTTTAGAGGAATATGAAATGGACATGGAATTTAAACGTAAAGAATTAGAAGATGCAGATGCAATGCGAGATGCACAACGTAAGATGGCTTGGTTCGCATTAGGTGGTATGTTGTTATATCCTTTTGCAGTTGTACTTGCAATGGCATTAGGTTTAGATCAAGCAAGTAAGATACTAGGTGACATGGCAAGTGTTTACTTTGTATCAGTTGCAGCTATAGTTGCAGCCTTCTTCGGTACACAGGCAATGGGTAAAGGTAAGAAGTAATGGCAGAAGAACCAGTAGTTCCAGCATTTAATAAAGGTTTTGATAGACTGATTGTGCAGTTAAAAGAAAATAGCAAAGCTGAACAAGATGAACAAAGACGTTCTCGTATTGCAGAATTAAAAGCACAAAATGATGCAGTTCTTGAGGCAAAAAATGCTGCAGCCGCAACTCTGGAAGAATTAAAAAAGTTAGATAAAAATGATAAAGAAAATGTTAAGAGATTAGCAGAGCAACATCAAACACAAAAAGAAACTATACAGAAACTAGAAGATGCGAGGAATGATAGGAAAGAGGAATATAAACAAGGTCAAGAAACTAAAAATGCTATCTTACAGATGAACAATCAAACTAAAGAAGATGCACAGACTAATAAAGATACAAAATCTGGTATCCAAGAAATGAAAGATGCTTTAGAAAAACAAAAAGCAGAAATAGAAGCACAAGGTGGTGTTGCAACTGACAGTAAAAAATATAATGAGGCACAATTAGACATTGCACAAAAAGAACTTAATTTACGAAAACAATCTGCAAAGAGAGATGGAATATCTAAAGCTGGTCAAGAGGAAATAGATAAAGAACAAAAGAGAATTAACAAGGAGCGTGGTAGTACTTTCAAAAATATGCTTGGTGCTCTTGGTGGTATAGGTAAGAATTTAAAGGGTGTCTTAGGCCCAGGCGGAGTAGCTGCACTTAGTGGTGCTGCCTTTCTAGCAATTGGTGCTTTTCTACAGAGTGATACTTTTCAAAAGATAACAGATTATATATTTGATACACTTATTCCTAAACTACAAGAATTTTATAATGCTTTCTTTGGTGAAGAAGGCAGTTTCTTTGGTGGTATCAAAAAACTATTTGGTGACGAAAGTGGTATAGGTAAAATTGTTCTTGGTCTTGGTGCTGCACTAGCACTTTTTGTTGCATTTAAATTTGTAGGACTTTTGACAGGAATTGGTAGTTTACTTTCTGCTGTTACTGGTTTTGGTGGTAAAAAAGGTTTAGGTCGATTTCTTGGTAAAGGTGGAATGTTAAAGGGTGCTGTAACTGCATTTGCTGGACTTGGTGCTTCTCTCAAAGGATTCATGGGTAGTATAACTGGATTTGCATCTAAAGGATTAGATATGGTCAAAAATGCTGGATCAAAACTGATGGACTCTGCAAAGAATATGGCAAAAGGTGCTCTTGACCTTGCAAAAAAAGGTGTTGATAGTCTTAAAAAGGGTGCAACTGATATTGCAAAAAAAGGTATGAGTGCAGTAAAAACTGGTGCAGCTGCACTTCATTCTGCTCCAGAGAAGGCAGTAAAAGGTGTTGGTAAACTAGGTGCAGCAATGGGTAAAGATGTTGCA